CAAAACGTGAAGTAATATTTCAGTTGGCGAATAATATCCGACAGTAATCACTCTGCGCAATAGCGCGGCCTTTTTCGTATTGCGGGCTGTTGTCTATCTTCTGCCATTGTCCTGTAACTTCCGGACTTCAGCCCGCTCCTCATTTTACTCACAATATTATCCAGGCCGGGAGGATTCATGGCATTTAAACACTATGACGTGGTCAGGGCGGCGTCGCCGTCAGACCTTGCGGAGCGACTGACACAAAAACTGAAGGAAGGCTGGCAGCCGTTTGGCAGTCCTGTGGCTATCACGCCTTATACACTGATGCAGGCCATTGCCGCAGAGGGTGATGTGACCACGCCTGTGGTTGTGCCCGACACAGGGGCTGGTGGCTCTCCGGGAGTGGCTACCACTGAACCGGAGTATTACTACGTTATTCCCCAGGCCGGGCAGTCGAACGGTATGGCCTATGGTGAGGGGCTTCCTCTGCCGGAGACCTATGATCGCCCTGACTCCCGTATTAAGCAGCTGGCCCGTCGCAGCACTGTGACGCCGGGTGGTGATACCTGTGCATACAATGACGTTATTCCGGCAGACCACTGTCTGCATGATGTTCAGGACATGAGCGCACTTAACCATCCTCATGCAGACCTGAGTAAGGGCCAGTACGGGACTGTCGGTCAGGGGCTGCATATTGCCAAAAAACTGCTGCCTTATATCCCGCAGAATGCCGGGATTCTTCTGGTGCCCTGTTGCCGTGGCGGGTCTGGTTTAACCGTGGGTAATGACGGCACGTTCAGCGAAACGTCTGGCGCATCGGCAAATTCAGCCCGCTGGGGAGTGGGTAAACCGCTGTATCAGGATTTTCTCTTCCGTACAAAAGCGGCGCTGTCGAAGAACCCGAAAAACAGGCTTCTGGCCGTGGTATGGATGCAGGGGGAAAATGATCTTGCGGACGGCAGTCAGCAGCACAGCGGCCTGTTTACCACTATGGTGCAGCAGTTCAGGGCTGATATGGCTGCATATTCTGCACAGTGTGTTGGCGGAAGTGCTGGCTCGGTGCCGTGGATTTGTGGTGACACCACGTATTACTGGAAGAATCTTAACGCCGATAAATATGAGGCGGTATATGGCGGTTACAAGGGCAGGGAAGCACAGAATATTTTCTTTGTTCCTTTTATGACGGATGAGAATGGACAGAGCACGCCAACGAATGCTCCGGCGGAAGACCCGGATATTGTGGCTGTCGGGTATTACGGTGCAGCATCCCGAACCCAGGGCAGTTTTGTTTCGACACAGCGTGACAGCCATTTCAGCTCATGGGCACGCAGGGGCGTCATTTCAGACCGTCTGGCCTCAGCTATTATGCTCCATGCAGGGCGCACGGCTGAATTGATGCGCGGGCAGACCGTGACACCACCGGATGAGAAGCCGTCACCTGATACACCATCAAAACCGTCCACGCCACCCGCAGACACCACGACGATGAGTACGCTATTTGCTTACCGGGCATCTGAGTCTGAAGGACGGTTGACACCACAGGGTTGGGCTGCCGGAGGTGGCAAGGCTCAAATCGTGGATGATGCCGGAGCCAGCGGGGGTAAGGCAATGAAACTGACCAAGGAAACAGGAAGAGCCCCCTGGTACCTTGAGCATGATGCTGGTAATGGTGCGGACCTGCTGGGTAAAGGTGGTCTTGTCAGTTGTCGTTTTAAACTCGATGGCGCGCTTACGGCTAATCAGTACGCACTGGCGCTGTACTGGCCGGTTTCTTCATTGCCTCAGGGTGTCACACTGGAAGGTAATGCCGGTAACAATCTGCTGGCGTCGTTTTACGTACAGAGCGATGCCACAGACCTCAACGTGATGTACCACAAGGGTAACGCTGACCAGAACACGAAGCTGGGGTCATTCGGCGCATTTGACAACGAATGGCATACGCTGGGTTTCCGTTTTGCCGGTAATAACAGCATTCAGGTGACGCCGGTGATTGATGGTCAGGATGGTGCACCGTTCATGCTGTCGCAGTCTCCGGTAGGTTCTTTTGCGGCAGACAAATTACGTGTAACGGATATCACAAAAGCGGCGACGTATACGGTGCTGATTGAAAGTATAACAGTGGAAGTGAATAACCCGTAAGCAGGAAAAAAAGACCGCCGTGGCAGGGAAAACAAGGAGCCAGAACCGGCGGCAGAAGTCGCTACATCCTTAGCAAAAATATGCTGAGCAAAAAATGCAGGAGTTTTTTACTGGCAGGCATTGACCATGTCAATAATGGAGATGAATAATGACATTTTTACAGCTGATTATGTTGTATTTCTGTACAGCAGTTTGTGTGCTGTATCTTCTTTCTGGTGGGTACAGAGTCGTGAGAGATTTCTGGCGCAGACAGATTGACAAAAGGGCCGCTGAGAAAATCAGCGCCAGTCAGTCAGCCGGAACAAAACCCGAAGAGTCTCTCATTCCGTAGCAACTTTCTTAACAACACCTTTCAACGAGAAAATACCATGTCAGAAATAAAATCGCTGGTCACTGCTGAAGCAGTGAAGGAAGTCCTGCGCTCTGAAGAAGTCAGAAGCGCACTGAAACAGCAACTTCGTCAGAATCTTGAGGCGCGTCTTGATGCTGAAGTGGATGCCATTCTGGATGAACTGCTGGGGGTACCGGCTGCTCCCGGGCCTGAAGACGGTGCGGGTGACAGTGCTGTTTCAGATGGTGTCGTGTCTCAGCCTGATGGTGGCAGTGAGCCTCAGCCTGACGGCGAAATGATGATGTAACCATGCGCAGGGGCTGTCGGTGTGAGCTGATGCCCCTCTTGTTGTTGTGAGCTTCCGGATTGCGGGAGACGGGGTATGTACCAGATGGAAAAAATCACAACAGGTGTGTCATACACCACGTCAGCGGTGGGAACGGGCTACTGGTTCCTGCAGTTGCTGGACAGGGTTTCCCCGTCTCAGTGGGCGGCAATAGGCGTGCTGGGGAGTCTGCTGTTTGGTCTGTTGACGTACCTGACGAACCTGTATTTCAAAATCAGAGAGGACCGTCGTAAGGCGGCACGGGGAGAGTAGGTGATGAACCATGAAGAAATGAATCAGCGCTTCAGTCGTCTGGAAAATGAAATTGCTGAACTGAATAAAAACTGTCGGCGCTGATGCCTTCTGAAGATGAAAAAAAACGCCGCGATGAGCAGTTTGCTGCGTTTGACGATTATTGTCGGAAAGTGATGAGCAGAAATCTCGCAGAGTGTTTCAGTATTCATAATGATAATTTCAGTGAGCTGGAATGGGAGTGTAACCGGCCATCCTTTGTTGTATCCGGTGATGCTGGGAAAATAACCATCTCAGAAAATGGGAAAGTAACACCTCCATCGCACCAGCACAGTGAGGAGCTCATTGAATTTGCCATTGATTACCTGAAGAACAATAAAAAGCAGGGGCTGATGAAGCGCGTTGGCCGTTGCATGGGATATCTTCAGGTAGCCGCTGAGATTGAAGCGCTGGCCAGTGGTGCTGATAAGGATGCAATTGTGCGGGAGGCTCTTCTTCGTGATTTTAATACTCCACCCTTTAAAAAAGTGCCGGCTTACTGGCTTCATCCGGGGCTGACTTATCTTAAAGTGCGTATTTAGTGGGCCAGGGACAGCGGCTGAATATTTAATATATCCATGAACACCAAAATCAAATACGGCCTGTCGGCTGCCGTTCTGGCGCTGATTGCCGCTGGTGCGCCTGCGCCTGACATTCTCGACCAGTTTCTGGATGAAAAGGAAGGTAACCACACCACGGCATACCGTGATGGCGCGGGTATCTGGACCATCTGTCGCGGTGCCATTCTGGTGGATGGTAAACCTGTCGTCCCGGGCATGAAGTTGTCGAAGGAGAAATGCGACCAGGTTAACGCCATCGAACGTGATAAGGCGCTGGCATGGGTGGAGAAAAACATCAAAGTGCCATTGACCGAACCCCAGAAAGCGGGGATCGCGTCATTCTGTCCGTACAACATTGGTCCCGGTAAGTGTTTCCCGTCGACGTTTTACAGACGAATTAATGCTGGTGATCGCAGGGGAGCATGTGAGGCGATTCGCTGGTGGATTAAGGACGGTGGCAGAGACTGCCGTATTCGTTCAAACAACTGCTACGGTCAGGTATCCCGTCGTGACCAGGAGAGCGCGCTGGCGTGCTGGGGTATCGACAGATAAGCAGAATATTTTGCTGAAAAATAAGGCATGGCCACGCGGGCGGATAACATGAAATCCTGCGAACTGGCGAAACGTAAGTGAATAAAAGTAAAAACCCCGTTTGTTGGCAGCAAGCGGGGTTTTGTTTTTATGGCAGTAAGCTATGGGAGGCTGCCTTGATTGATTTTAGCAAACTGATTAGGGAGTTGCGACTCATGATTAGTCAATTACCAAACTGGAAATTTTTGCTGGTCTGGAGCATCCCTTTTTTATGGGTAGTATCCCAGTTAATTGTGGCAATTAAGGGGTAGCTATGTCAGACAAACTCATAACGCCGGCAAAGGTCCTGTGTGTGATTGTCGGTATTTCATTTTCACTAATGCTGGTTGCTCTTTTTCTGTCCCTCGCCTGGGTGATGTTGTCTTCGTCGGGGCTGCTGGGGTGACAGTGACTGATGACATCAGCAGAGCGCTGGCTTTTGCTATTAAGTGGGTGGCTGTTGGTATTGCTGTGTCTCCGATGCTGTATGGGCTGGCTAAACTGGTCATTGCGCTGAAATCGTGAACTTTAAAAAGATGAGTGCTGAACTTATTCGGGCAATGGCATTTGCCATTCGTATTGTGGCCATTGCTGTTCTGGTCTGGGCAATCCGTTGGTGGTGATATGAACCGTGTTCTGTGTGTGGTGATTATTGTCCTGCTGGTAGCCTGTGGTGTGCTTAGTCTGGGGCTGAATCATTACCGCGATAACGCCATCACCTACAAAGCGCAGCGCGATAAAAAAGTCAGTGAGCTGAAACTGGCGAATGCCACTATTACTGATATGCAGCAGCGCCAGCGCGATGTTGCTGCGCTCGATGCAAAATACTCGAGGGAATTAGCCGATGCGAGAGCTGAAAATGAAACTCTGCGTGCTGATGTTGCCGCTGGTCGTAAGCGCCTGCGGGTCAACGCCACCTGCCCCGGTACCGTGCGTGAAGCCACCGGCACCTCCAGCGTGGATAATGCAACCGGCCCCCGACTGGCAGACACCGCTGAACGGGATTATTTCATCCTCAGAGAACGGTTGATGACAATGCAGAAGCAGCTGGAAGGGGCGCAGGAATATATCCGCACTCAGTGCCTGAAATAAGTTTTGTTGATGCGCCGTATCGTCGCTGTATTCCCTCATTAACAGAGACCGCAGCCCGACAGGGAGACTCCTCTGCGCGAGTGTGCGGGGATATTTTCCCTGACACCGGACGGAAAGCTGACCGCTAAAAATGCGGATATCAGTGGCAGTGTGAATGCGAACGCCGGGACGCTCAACAACGTCACGGTAAATGAAAACTGTACGATTAAGGGCATACCGGCCCGAAAGGTGAGCAGGGCGACCCGGGAGGTCCACAGGGACCGAAGGGCGACAAGGGGGATACAGGAGCTGCAGGCCCGGCGGGGCCACAGGGACCGAAAGGGGATACAGGAGCCGCAGGCCCGGCGGGGCCACAGGGACCGAAAGGGGATACAGGAGCCGCAGGCCCGGCGGGGCCACAGGGACCGAAAGGAAATACAGGAGCCGCAGGTCCGGCAGGGCCACAGGGACCAAAAGGGGATACAGGAGCCACAGGTCCGGCAGGACCGCAGGGACCGAAAGGGGATACGGGAGCCGCAGGCCCGGCAGGGCCACAGGGACCGAAAGGGGATACAGGAGCCACAGGTCCGGCAGGGCCACAGGGACCGAAAGGGGATACAGGATCCACAGGTCCGGCAGGTCCTCAGGGACCGAAAGGGGATACGGGAGCCGCAGGTCCGGCAGGACCACGGGGACCATCCGGAAGTCCTGACAGCGGGCTGTTTGGTGTCGGTTCTTTTGTCCTTGCGGCGTATTATGCGACGAGTTATTCGGGGGATATGGCACCGGGCGCAGCTATTGCCGGCTCATCACTGTCTGCATGTTGCCTTTCGAATGGTACTCCCCTGGTTGCTTCCTCTCGTGTGGGGGAGACCCGTTTACCGGGCACGTGGCGTGCATGTAGTCCGGTAATATGGACATCTGCTGCAGGTACAAGACAGGCAGGATTATTTCAGCGCATATCATGAGGAGGTCATGGTGGATAAGGGAAAAGAGATTATTGCAGTACGAAATGCAGCCTGCAACGAATACGGCGGGATAAACTGTGAGGTGCAGTTTGAAGATGCGGTCAATGAAAAAGGAGAGCAGGTATGGCTGCCGTATACCGCAACGGAAACGGATAATACAGAACACGGAAAAGCCTTGTGGTCGGGGCTGACAGCAGGAACATACGGAAGTGTGAGTGCCTTTGTTGCCACGGAAGCAATACTGGAAGCGGCAAAGGCGGCGAAAAGGGAAGAGATTAATATCTGGCGTGATGTGCAGGAGAATATGGAATACGTGATGGAATTCAACGGAAGGAACTGGGATTACGGCAAGAAGACGTTGTCCAGGATAAGCACGACACGACTGATGGCAGAGAACAACCGTCTTCCGGAAGGGTTTGCCTGGACGGACGGGGATAATAATGTGGTGCCGGTAACGGCGGCGGAGATAATTGCGCTGGCAGATGCGACAGAGCAGGCGATGTTTGCGAAAGGTGTGGAGATTAATACACGTCAGCTTCAGATGAAAGCAGAGGTTGAGGCGCTGACAGAGCTGAAGGCGATCCGCAGTTATGTTGTCGGATGGCCTGCAAGCTGAGTAAAAAAAACGGGACCACGGCCAGTCCCGGAACCATGAGTTTTTTAGGGTATTAGTTTGTTATCATAATTAGCGTGCTAAGTATGCCGTATCAGGCTGATTAGTGAAGTGATGTTGTTCGCATTTTTGCACGGCGGAGAATATTCAGATTTTGGGAAATCCATATTTTTCCCGTGCGCGGTTACATGCTTCATTCGCGATGCCATTTTCGCCGGACATTGCGAATTCCCTGCATGTGGACGGACGGTTTTTGTAAACAGAGCAATATGCGTTTTCACCGGGGGGGCCGGCCAGAGCGACACATCGGGGATTTTTCTGATTGGTGCCGCGCATACAGCGATGAAAAGGAGATATTTGCTCAGTGAGACTGACCGGGACGTTTCCGCCAGCATCATCGGCTTCAGCCCAGTAAAAAGAGACGCGGAAAAATGCACAACAGGCACCACACGTCATGCATGGATTCGGATTGTTCATTTTTATACTATTTGTTGTTTTTTCAGCGATCAGATAAAAGGGCGCTGAAAAAAACATTCTCCAAAATTAGATTATAACTATTTGATTTTATGGATAGAGGCATGCTTTTTACGAAAAAGTAAAAAGCATGCCAAATTTGCCATTAACTCTTTGAATATTCAGCACTAATCATCTATTTCGGTTGCCTTCTTATTCA